CTTACTTCTCTATTTATATTACATAGTCTCACAATCTTTTCTAAATTATTCTAATTAATTTATTGTTTTATAACTTATACAACTATCTATTTCCTTTAGATGCATTATGTGTTTTGCATAGCATTTGACAATTCTCTACACTTGTAGATCCGCCTTTGCTCCAAGCAGTAACATGATCTGCTTCCATTTCAGCATATTTCCATAATCTTTTCATCATAGCCTGATTATCGGACATAGCACAATAAGGACAATTGGATACATTTTTTTCTTTAGCCTCGGCTGTCTGCTTAGCATAAACACTCTTTTTTGTTCTATCATCAAATATTCTGATATTAAGAAACTTTGGATTCTTACAACCATCTAATATGTATTCATATATACCCTTCTTGTCTGTTACACTCTCATCAGAAAGTAGCTCCTGAAGCTTTTCATGTACTTCAGATGGATTGTATGAATTTTTATGATACTTTTCATACAGTTCGCCCCAAGGCAAGCCCCTCATAGAAGATTCTACATCAGAAAATACACTTGATATCCAATCTATCACACTATTGAAATAAGATTTTAATTCTTTTATATTATCATCTTTCCTATGACTGCTCATATAAGCATCTATATTACCTTTAGAAACCCACATAAGAGCTGTTTCAAGGTATTGCTGCCTATTTACCTCCCCCTTTATATAAGCACTCCATTTTTGAATATTAGCATTATTACTATTACTAAACTCTTCTTTAGCTGCTGTAACAAACGGACCCGAATAAATAGCATTAAGAAGTTCCTGATTATTAAGAGGTACGCCTGCGATATTTATAGTCTTAAACCAAGCCTTTATCTCCGGTTCATCACCTTCACAGATGTATATTGTTAGTTTACTATCAAGAATCTTGTTCTGAAGATCCGGATCCAAACCATCAAAATACTGCTGCATGCCATTATCGTCTATAATTGGGAACTTACCTGTCTTAAATCTACCAAAACTTGTAATTCTCTGCTGACCATCCAGGACTTCATATTTATCATCATCAACCTTAACAAAGTAAATAAGTCCTAAAGGATAGCCTTTAAGAAGAGATTCTATAACAGCAACATCTTTCTTTCCATCTGCGTAAATATAATTTCTCTGATATTCCGGCTGAATAACTAACTTTCCAGATAAACCGTATAAGCCCTTTCCCTCGTATTCGTTATAGACAAAACCCTTACATATATCATTAACTGTATAATCAGTTATTAATGTTGTTTTCACTTTGTTTTCTCCTTATTATTATTCTTCGATAGTATGATACTGGGGTATTACTTTTATTATAGCCTATTAAACAATGCATATTAGGGCTAATATGACCTGTTCCTCCACTTTTACGATATTCGGAAACCCATTTTTCTCCAACTGGTTTAACACCCTCTAAAGGAATCTCTTTCAAATTAGAAATCCCAATAATTTCAAATTGTTCAGGACAATATTTGTCTAAAAATGTTACTGGAACACCCATCTTTCCATCATAATCAGATGGTATTGCATCCACGAAAGGAATGTCTATAGCATCATAATTGTTATAGTTTAAATAACCATTCTCTTTTATTACCTTATGTTTGCTATACTTTACATTATCATCCATAGTCATAAGACTCAATAATTGATGCCTTCTACCATGTTCAATATTAGTATACCAACATATATTACCCATTCGAGTATAATTGCCTTTATAGCCCATCTTCTCGGCTTTCTCTTTATCTTTTGGAGACACAACCGCCCCTTCCGGAACCATAAAAACCATATCTTCACTATTACATGTGGCACCAATCCAAAGTTTATTACTCATGATAAAAGAAAATACATCTGGATAGGTAACATTATTCTGATTCCCAACAATAATACACTTTTTGTTTGCTTCATATATCCATGATATAAATTCTCTAAATAAAGAAAATGGTGGATTTGTGATTATAATATCAGCCTCATCACGAAGCTTCTTTACCTCTTCTGATCTAAAATCTCCGTCTCCCTCAAGATAGTCCCATTCCAGGTCGTCATAGTTAATTTTTTTCTTTGTGTGCCTTGAAAGTGTAAATATCTTACCCTTTCTTTCTGCTTTTTCTTCATCATATTGCGAAGAATTTAATTCAAATAATGTAATTTGATGATATTTTTCATACTTGTTTTTTTTTGCTTCTAACGCATAGCTCGTACTTATAAGCTTTTTTATACCAAGCATTTCAAAGTTTTGCGCAAAAAAACGAGTAAAATTACTCCACTCAGGATCATCACAAGGGCATAATACAGTTTTATCTCTAAATACATCTGGATTATACTCAAGATAAGCATTCATTTCCTTTTGTATATATTCGTATAAAGTATAAAACTCATCATTTTTAACAGTTTTTGCTTTACCTAAATTCTCATTAGCCATTAGCAACCCCTTTCCTTCTGATGAATATACGCTTATATACTTTCTTACCATCTACATATGGTTCATTATGTTTCTTAAAATGAGGTAACTTATAGTTATCTGGAACAGCACCATTATCACTACATCCAACTATATCAAATTGATCAGGACAATACTTATCAAGAAATGTTACAGGAACACCTATCAATCCCTCATAATCCTTGGGAATAGCATCATAAAAGGGCACTTCTATTGCATCATAATTGTCATATTTAGGATATCCCATTTCTTTAATTTGTTTGTGTTTACTAAATTTCAAGTTTTCTTCCATGGTCATCAATGGCAACGGTTTGTGCCTCCTACCATGCTCAATATTAGTAAGCCATAGACAATTATTTGTTGCTACTATTCTTTTACCATTTTCTATTCGAGCCTCAGTTCCATACAACTCATATTTATCCGGAACTATGAACCCGGAAATCCATCTGCCCATACCATTTCCAAGCCATGCTTTATTGTCTTTTATCAGAGGAAACACTTCTTTATAGGAAATACAATTAATATTTCCTATCATCATAAACTTCTTGTCTTTTTCTATAACCCAGGCTAAAAATTCGCGAAATAAAGAAAATGGTGGATTCGTTATTATTATATCAGCTTCATCTCTTAACCTACATACCTCATCAGAACGGAAATCTCCGTCTCCATCCAAGTATTCCCAATCAAGATCTTCAATATTGATAGTTCCGGAATTGTTACTATCTCTGTCTAATATAAATACTTTACCTCTTCTTGAAGTAATGTCTCTATCGAATTTAGGAGAATTCTTTTCATAGTCTGTAAGAAAATCTTCAACGGTAAATTGATAGTTTGGTGGAATATTCTTATTTTTACTTTCAGTTGCATAACTTGTGCTTATAAGTTTTTTCAAACCATACTTTTCAAAGTTTTGAGCAAAAAATTTCGTAAAATTGCTCCATTCAGGATCATCACAAGGTAATAATACAGTTTTATCTCGAAACGTATCAGGATTATATTCAAGATATGCATTCATTTCTTTTTGTATATCCTCATACTGAGTGTAAAATTCGTCATTTTTACCTTTTTTTGCTTGTTTCAAAAACTCTGCATTGGGCATAGCTGATTTCCCCCTTCAGTTTCCTCTATAATTTCATGTTATCCCTTATTTTGAATTATATCACTTTTCAGTAATATGTCTTCTATCTTCTCAATCGCCTTATCTTTATATGATATCTCTATCAGCTGAATACTATGTGCTTTTGCATATTCCCTTTTAAGCTGATCATTTTTTTTCTGTTCTTCAAACTGCCTTTCACCGCCAAATTCTTCAACTGGTTTATAATGCTGCTCTCCCTGACATTCAATCAGACACTTAATAGAACCGTCATCATTTAGTATTGCAAAATCAAACCTTAGTTTATTCTGCCCGTGGATACCATATAAGTCATCAAATGTGTATTCAACCTTGTAATGTATGTTATTATCCATCAGTAGTTTAGTGACAATCCATTGGAATGAAGAAATTGGATGACAATCACAAAGAACATCACTCCAATATCCATTGTATGCCCGGTATCCATATTCTGTAGGCGGATATATACCAAATTTATCGCAAGTGATCAATTGCTCCTTACCACATACGGTACATACGCATTTATATTGCTTGTATACCGTAATATTATGCCAGTACTTACGTTTACGCCCTAGCATCGGTTGTCTATAAGAAAAACGTGGCTTACTTTCTAAATGATCATCAACACATTTTTCTATATATAAAGATTCATACTGCTTTCCGGTATAGTCAATGTCGTAATTCTTGGCATTTACTCTCGGAAGCTCTGATACTATTATCTTATATTCTTCTTCCTTTTTCAGTAACTGTTTAATTTTGTATTTATTATATAGTTCACAATACTCTTCAGATGGAAGGCTTAGATCTTCAGGTTCTTTACTATGTATTATATACTGCAAAGGTGCTCCAGAAGGCGGCTTTGACCAAAGCCTTACATTCTCCATTTTTTCATATTTCTTCTCTTTTCTGTGAGTTGCATTTTTCGCACTTATACTATAATTAAACGTATTATCTGCGATAGCAATCGGACGGAAGCAATAACTAGGCTTTGATAATATTGTTTCCTCGTTATAATAATGAATCTTACCGCACTTACATTGACACTTATAATGCTTTTCCACCTTATATTGTGCTGGTAATAATGCATGCCACTCTGGACTATAATAGGCATTTATTCGAAACATCCGTTCTCTCTCAGCAAACTCTCTTTCTTTTTCACCGGTTGGTTTTCTTTTTCCATTTGCTAATTCTTTAAATGCCGGATTTTCATCCATAAGCTGCTTAATTGCTTCAAGTTCTTCCAGTATAGGACGAGCTGCCTCTTTTGCCTTTTTGTATTCTTCAACAAACGTAGAATACAATTCAGACGATTTATACTCATCTCCATTATCTAATACGGTCAAGCATCCGTATTTCTTATTGACTTCTATCATACACTTACTCCATTTTTTTTAATATAATCTATTACGCAAAACGAGAACATATTGCTACAATAGTTGTTTCCTATGGATAATATTCAGTAATAATAATCTATCTTTGGCCCATCTTCTTTTTTATTTCATCCAGCTCTTTCTCAAACCCCTGTAATTTATC